CCACCTGAATCAGCAAGTGCTTCAATTAAAAACCAGTAGATGCCATAACCTTCCATTCCAAGTTGCTGCCTTAAGAAAAGAATCTTCACATCATTGTGTGCATTGTAATCGTGCGAAAAGTAAAACGTATCTTTTTTCATTAAATAAAAAAAGGGTGTGCAATGGTAGAAGCATTACAAACCCTTTAAAGTTGAAATAAATATTTCGTTTCGGCTTCTACTACGTAACGAAATTGTGATACAAATATAAGAATTAATGTTTAAAATACTTCAAACTGCCATAAATTTTCATATGCAATTTTTGGTACTCAAATCTGTAATCAGCATAAACTTGACAATATGTTTTAACGCATTTTATTCCATTGATAACAGTTGAATGGTCACGATTTCCAAGCAATTCACCTATTACCTTCAATGATATTTTATTGTCAAAATTAGAATACAACAAATCAAATATCTTATGCCTAATCGTAACCAAATGTAAATCCCTTCTTTTGCTTAATACTAAATCAATATTTTCATTATAGTAATTACAAACATCAATTATAATTTCATCAGGTTTTAAATTTAATACAGTTCCAGTTAATGTGCTGATGCAAGGTTGACAAATCATAAATCTTTTAATTTAAGTTCATCAGCTACTGAAGAACGGATTCTGAAAAAGTTGTTATACTTCGGATGTTCCATCATAAACCTTCGTGAATAAAATGCAGCGTAATCATTATTGATTTTAAACTTATCGTTTTTAGCAACAATCATTGATTCCCAGCGTAACCTTTCAATTATCATCTGACTTCCACAATTTTGATAACCTGATTTAATTACTTCAAATGTAAACTTTTTAAACATTTTATAAATTTCAGGATTCACTTGATTATACTCTAAAAACCTTTTATACAAATCTGATTTTAAATCATAAGATTGTTTTTCTTCTTCGTGTTCAAAAAATTGTTTTTTCATTTTAATTTAGGATTTATGATATCAATGGCAGTTGAGTAATCAGATTCTTTGATAAAAAATTTACTTCCATTTTCGTGCTGAACAAGAATCATATCGTGTTGATTTTTTAAAATATGAATCCTATCATTTTTCTTGCCATAAACCTTATTACTGCAACTGCCAATGACATCGTGTTTTAAATACAACCAAATCATTTTGCAATGGTTGTTTTGATTGATGATGTAGATGATTTAGATGGCGGATAAACACGGCAAACTTCATCACCTATAAGAATATCCATACCTGATGCTGGAATTGATTTAAGCCACGTTTGGCGTTCTTTAATCGCAGTCTCTAATGATTCCATCTGCTGCATTAATTGATTGTATTCTAAATCACCACAATTTGTGTAATCGTATTTCGTTCCAACTTCAGCCAATTCGATTTTAGTTCCATATGAGGTTACAACTTGCTTACCGAATTTTGCAACTTCATCACGTAACGCATCAATATAATCTGAATTCGATTTTAGTTCTTTTATCAACCATTCAACCTTTGCAAATGTTTCGATTGACTCAATCAATTTACCTGATTCAGTTAATTTTTCAGCCAAATCTTCAGCTATAAATTTTAATTGCGATTTCGTTAACTGGTTGTTAACTACTGGTAATTCGTACATAGTTTTAATTTTTAATTATTGATTAATAATGATTCAACTTCTTTTGAAACTTTGTAATGCTTCCTAACATCAGCAATTGTAATCTTTCCAGCAGATAGCTTTTCTTTTGCATTATCAAAATCTTTGCTGCCTTTGTTCAACCATTGCTTGTTGTTATCTTCTGCTTCTTGTGGATTCTTGCCACCATAAGTTGCAGTATTACCATCATCATCTTCATCAATATTCAATGATAATACAGATGCTAATGCATAACGCCTTGCGTATGTAATGGCTGAACCTCTGCCTTGTGGGTCGTCCTTAACTGGTCGCATTGAATATTCTGATTTCAAATATTCACCTGATTCGTGAAGTAGAATGGTTGTTAAACCATAATCACCAGTAGGGAATTGTAATACTGATAAACCTGATTCAATTAATGGTTCTTTGATAGCATCCAAGATGTTTGATAAAGATGCGTAACTTGACTTAAAGAATGGATTCTTTGCATCCTTCTTTATTGATTCCACTTTTACTTGAAATAGAATCATTGATTTTGCCAATTCTGATAGATTGTTTGATTTGTGCATATTTTTTGGTTTTTGATTGATTTACTAATATTGAAACTATGTTTTTAAATTTCAATTTTGTTTGTAATTGTTTTTGATTCATTAAATGTTTTGTTGAAGTAATCTTGTGAATCTTCAAATTCAAAATCATCTTCATTCTTGTGCCTATCCCACACATTCTGTTCACCATCATTAAAAGCACGTTTGATTTGAATTTTTTCTGTACTTAATAATAAATCAGCTAATCTGATTGTTGATACTAACAACATACTTGCAGCATCTTTTTTGTCTAAATGCAGTAATTCTTGTTTCATTTTTTCAATTAGAATCTGCATTGCAGTTTGATTTTTTTCCATTGTTTTTAATATTCAGGATTTGAGTATTCAATTTTTTTTTCTCTGTAAAGTTCATACCAGTTAACACTATCAATCATTTCTTCCATTTGTTTGCTGAAGTACTGATTCATAACATCTGATAGAACGATATTAATACCACCATTAGAATGGTCTGTGATTGATATGTTCAGCAAATCATTCACACCAGTTTCAGGAAGATAATCAACCATTATGTGAATAGTTACATCTTGCTGCTGGTCATTGTAGTTAAATTGTTGTTCCAGTATCATCTTTTAGATTTTTTAAATAGTTATAAATTTTGTTTCGCAATTGGTTTTTATCAGTTAAATCTAATGTTGAATTTGCAACATAAATAGTAACTGGTGTCTTTTTGATTCCTGATGGTTTGCGACCTGAATTTTGTCGTTTGCCACCACGTGATTTTTTTTGTTCCATTTAATTTGTAATTGGTTGTACGAAACCACCGTTAAAATTTTATAAAGTTTTCTGCGAATAAGCAGATTAGAATAATGATTGTTACAACGATTGTGTCTTTAGTGGATTGTTTCATTTTTGATTTTTGTTTGATAAATGTATGATTATTATTTGAATTAAAAAAATGCAGTTTTGTGGATGCTGCACCCCAGTATGATTATATTTCAAATGATGGACACATTGAATAATATCCATTTGGAAAAATATATTTAGTACCATCATAACTTGTTTTGATTTTTCTTCTTACAATTTTATTGTCAAAAAATATAATTGCAAAATTTCCTTTGATTTCTAATAATTCAGCAGTAATTGTAATGTTACTATCTGTAATTAATTTTGTTCTTAATGTTTGAATTCCTTTCATTTTTTTGATTTTTTGGTTATTTGTTTTTGTTTGATAAATCAAAGATACATAAACTTATTTGATTTCACCAAATAAAATTCAAACATTTTTCAAAATAATTTTAAAATATTTTTGAAAACCAATACCACATTGACTTTCAGGCATAAAAAAACCCGATGTAGAAACATCAGGTTACAAAAACCAAATAATGAGAAATCAAAACTACGAAAAATATAAATTAGATTCAGCTAATCTTCTTTTAGTTAACCCTTTTAATTCAACAAGTACACCATTTACACGACCTTTATTCCATTTTAAAAATTCATTCCTGATTGATTCATCTTTAGGATTGGCTTTAACTTTTTTATGTAAAGTTGATTTACTAAATGCACCACTTCCAACATTATAGATAAACGAAGATAGTGCATCGTATTGATTTTGATTCAATGTTAATGTATCAAGCATTACACACATTTTATTTACTTGCCAATACAACAACACACCAGCACCATCTAAAGTGATTGTTTCGCCTAATTTGACTTTTTTTCCATCATTCCACATAGTACTACCATAACCAATTGTTGGCACACCAACGGCATCTAAATACGCTTTACTGCGAAACCCTTCAAACTGCTTTATTAAGTTTATACAATTTTGGCTTGGATTCATTTTTTCTTAAAATTAAAAAACAAAGAAACGCCTAATGCAATTATCAACCAAATGCTAATCTTTAGTAATTGCTCTTGCTTATTTCGATAATTTAATTCTGATTTTTTTGTTTGATTTAATTCATAATCAAGATAATATATTCTTGCAGAATCTTTGATTTTAATACTTCTATAAATAAACACTGGTTGCGATTGTTTGAGTTCATTTATTAACTTATTAGCAATCATTAATTCTTTCTGTATCTTTTTAATTTGCAGTTTACTTTTAACAGAATCAGCACGATAAATTATATTGTTAATTGTATCGTGAATGTTTTGAATTCTATTGTTTAAATCATTAATAATTGAATCTGATTTTATGTTATTTAATGAATCAACTTTTAAAATCTGAATATCACACGGAAACCATTCACTTGTTTTTTTAGCAACAAGTTCAGGATATTTTATAAATGCTTTGTTAATGTCTTTATTCGCCTTATTTGATGTATAACAACTATTCATCGTTGTTGCTACCAGCACTATCATCAAAAGTTTCTTCATAAATTTCATTAATGTAATGTGAAATTAATCTTAACGATTGTCTTTTAATTTTCCTGATACGATTTTCATCTGTCTTACTCATTAACGTAACATCTAAACCATCAATTATTGATAACGCATTAACTGCTGATGTGATGTAATCGTGTGATGATGATAATAATACTTCACCTTCGATTTCTTCAGGTTCAGCAACTTCTTCAATTATTAATTTTGTTTCCATTTTAATGTACTTTACCATTAACAATCTGATAGTTTTTGACCGTGTAATCACCATTACCTTCAACAATTATATGTGCAAATCCGTGTTGAGCATTGCTGACCATTGGTGAATAATTAGGTTTTAGTTCACACAAACAGCCAGTACTCCAGCAACTGATTATCTTGCCATCTAAATCAACTTCAGGGTGATGCGATGCTCTGTGTAAGTGACCAACAATCAAACTTTGCTTTGCTCTTAAAAATGCACCACGTGATGGATTAACTGGTGTAAATACACCTTTGAAAATATGATGTCCGTGTGTGATTGATAACTTACCAGCTTTGACTAAAGTTTTATCGTCAAGTAATTTTACTTTAACAGAATTCAATTGCAATCGTTCTTCAAGTTGAAAGTATTCATCATCCCAAATTTCTCTAACCTTCATCAGCAAAAACTTTTCCCAACGGATACAATGATTTCCTTTTAGCCAGTAAATAGAAGCATCAGGAAACGCTTCACGAAGTGAAACAAGAAATTGTCTTGTAGCATCAAATTCTTGCTTAACGCTTCTTTTCTTTGGGTCTGTTTCAAATCTGCTCACCTGATGGTTATCTATTAAATCACCATTGATGAATATAGTGTTTACATTATGTTGCTTACCATAATCAAGTGCAATTGTAACTGCTTGTATATTGTGATAAGGAATGTGTAAATCTGATATTAAAAGAATGTTGTTGCAAGATTTAGGCAGTACGAATGCTTCACGCTTTTCTTCGTGTGATTCAGGTAGGTTATATGGATTTAATGGCTTTGCTTGTGTCTTAAATCTATCATCAACTTCAGTTCTTTTTTGTTTACCATTATTACCAGTTAAATCCCTTACAATACTTCTTACTGATTCTACATCTTTGAACAATAAATTATTTTCAGAATAGATTATTCTGGCTATCTTAAGGTTTGGATATTTTGGATACTTTTTTAAGTAACCACGGACAACGTCACGTTTAGTCATTTATTTTTCTTTCTTTAAAAATTCATCATTAGAATTTGTAAGCAAGTTTTTCATAATGTAAGCAAGTGCAGCAGAAGCAGCAGCAGTTGAAATTTGTTTCCAATCAAAGATTAATGTTCCAGTTTGAACAGTATTATAAGCTACCGTGATTACTGCTGTAATTACAGCAACGATTAATCCCTTTAAAAAATCTGTTTTGTTTAAAGTAAAAATTGATGAATTCATTTTATTTTATTTTTTTTGTTGCGAAATAATAATACCTGATTGCGAATATACCTGATGCTATTGCAATAATTGAACCAGCAAGTGTGAAATATGGCTGAACATCAGATGCAGTAATTAAACAAATGGATGCTGATGTTAGACTAATAACACTACTTAATGCAGCTAAAAAAGGATGCGTATTTTGTTCCATTTTAATCTAATAATATTAATGATAATTTTGTTGCTGCGATTGAATACGCCTCACTATTGATATCAGATGCTTCACCCCAAGTCTGATATTCTTCGCCATCAATAGTCAAGTTTCCTTGTGCTAATTGCGTTCCATCTTCAGTTAATAATTGATAGTAAAGTGTTGCTGAAGTGTCAAGATTATCATTGATAATAGTTAATGATAATTGTGTTGCTTGGGAATTAACACCATTTGCCCAAATTGATACTGGTTGAATTGCTTTCATATATTTTAATTTATTACGAAAAATCCGATTGATGTTTCTGCTGTTGTTGCAGCACCTAAATTTATTACAAATGAACCAGCAGCTGGTACTACGTTCTTAATCGTTGCAGTAGCATCATTTGTTCTTATAACTGCATAAACTATTGATGTAGCTGATACAAGTGAATTGGTTACTGTTACTGTTGTTCCAGCAGCAGCAATGTTTACTGTTCCACTTGCTTTGTTTATTGTCTGATTTCCAGTTGTACCTGATGCTGTGTTGGTTGGATTAAAGTTCAATGCACCTTGCACTCTTGCAGTACCATTTACATCAAATCTATACCCAGCGTCTGTGTTAGTATTTATCTGCACATTACCATTGCCTTTTATTTGCATTTGGTAAGTTGAATTAGTGCCAAAAGTTGAAAATGTTATATCTTGAGCAGAACCAGTTCCAGATGTGTTTGCACCAAATGATAATCTTTGCTGGTCAACAGAACCCAATGAAACTGAATTTGCTTGTGCAGCAATAATATAATTTGATGGATAGTATGATACTTGACCAACATAAGTACCAGCAGCATTTCTTAATAGCATTCCAGTAATTGCAGTTGTGCCAGAATTAGTATTTTGCAATACCATTCCTTGTATATATGAATTATCAGAATAACTAACGTGAAGGTTTGTTACTGGTGATGCCGTACCAATTCCCAAACGATTATTTACTTCATCATATGCTGATGTTCCAAACAACAACTTACCTTTTGTTGCATTACTTGTTGATGATAATGTAAGGGAATTACTTGCAGCAGTTCCCCCAACAACAGACTGCCCACCACTTACACCAGTAGATAGATTATTTGTAACTGTTCCTGATGAATTAGTAAGACCTGTTGAGAATGTGTAAGATGTTCCACTTCCCACACTATCTTTAATAGCATAACGTGTACTGCCTATATTAAATATTATTGAATCCTTTCCTACTGTTCTGGAAATGTTGTTAACGAATCTATTGGTAGTGTCTATCTTGCGTAGGTACGGTGTAAGCATTGTTGCAGTGTCTGTATATTTAACACGCAAATCTATTCTTGATGAAAGGGAAACCGTGTCAGATGCACCTAACTTGCTATTAAATGTACTCCAGTTAGCTGATGATAATGCACCACGATTAGTGGCAGATGCAGTAGGTAAGTTAAACTTATGTGTTGTTCCAGTAGAAACTATTTTAAAATCTGTACTATCTGTTCCAGTCACCATTGTTTGTGCTGCTCCAGTTAGGGAATTTATAGCAGTAATTCCCGTACCAGCCATTATACCTGATTGCTGTGTTACAGTCATAATAACTGAAGCTGCTGATGGTGGGGGACTACCAGCAGCATAAAATTGCATTGTAACATTTGCAGCATTAGTTGTACTCCACATTAATTCATAATACTGCCCAGCTACTACACTAAGCACATAATTCCACCCTGTTATTAAATGCCCTTCATTACCTGCACCTGCTGATTTTCTTGCAGGTACAGAAATTAATCCAGCACTACCTGCAACATCTGTTCCATTTAATCTTAACCATACTGTTATATCGTGTTGAGCATTATCAGCATTTTGAAATTGACTACTAAATTGCAGATTGTATACTCCAGTATTTGCAAATGTTATTCTTGTTAGATTAGTTCCATTACTAACTACAGATACACCATTGGATAAATCTATAGTTCTAAATATCATAGCATATCCTGTATTAGATACAGCAGCAGTTTGTGTAACATTATCTTGCCAAGCACCATAATAACCTACTGGTGCTGGATTAGTTCCAACACTATCTTTTATAGCGTAACGTGTTGAACCTATAAAGAATATGATTGAATCTTTGCCTGATGTTCTTGTTATATTATTTACAAATCTATTTGAAGTATCAATTACGCTATATCTAACATTATCTAATGTAGCAAGTGTATCTGTTCTATTACTATAACCAACTGGCATATAAGCAATATAATCAGTAGCAAATGGAGTTCTTGTATGAAATGCTAATTTAGCACTTTGACCATTTAAAAATTTAACTATTTTTAATCCACTTGTATCTAAATCAATTGAACTACTTAAATCATTATTATATATATTAAATGATTTAGAATTAATATTTATTCCTTTACCAAATTGTCCAGTTTGTTCAACTCTTAATTTTACATCATCATTTTCAAAACCTATGTATGATGTTCTATTGATTATATCTTCATTTCCAATAAAATAAAAAGGATAATTGCCACTAGTACCAGCAATTTCTTTATTTAATTCAACAATAGCATATCCATTGTCATAAGTGTTTCCAACAGTTGCCACATCTTGAAGTGATGGCGTTGCGCCACCACCTGAAACTTCTGACCAAGTTAATGTCTTTGGATTGTAAGTATAAAATTTATTATTGCATGAATCAAATGCAATTGCTGCTTTCTTATTTACTGACACAACAGATTTTAATGTTGGTACACCACACACAGTTGGAATCTGCAATGTAGAATCAAATGCCATACGATTAGCACGATAACCATATTGTGGCATTTCCTGATAAATCTGCGTAAAACCTGAAAAGAAAAAAAACAAAAATAAAACTGATAAAATGTATTTCATATTTAAGATTTTGTTGGGAAATCACAAGCGTTAAATTCGCCTTTTGTTGATATGTTAAATGTCATTGTCACGCCTGATAAATAATCTTCAAACTTTTCACTAACTGCATTCCAAATTATATTTTCATCTATAACTAATAAACGATTTTGTCTTATTGTTGAAATTATATCACCAGCAATTTGATGTTGGTCAGAAATTACATCAGTTTCAAATTCACCTTCAACACCACTTTTATCTAAATACCAAAAGGTTATTTGATAAGTTATTTCACGACCTAAATTAATGTTACCTTGATTGATACCAAATAAAGCAACTGGAAGTATTGGTTGCTCATCCCAAGCCAACCATTCAGTTGGTGTTGCAAATCTTACCGTGTTTATCATTGCGTGGCTTTGCAATAGACTTGTCAGATAATTTACTATTTCGTTGTATGTCATTAAACTTACTTTTTACTTTATCAACATATTCTTTTTTATATCCTTTACTCATATTTATCTATATAAGAATGAAAATAATTCACCAGCTAAAGCAATGTCACCAGTTGGAAGTGTAACCACCTGACCAACGATTTGAATGTAACCAGTATTTGAATTTGGTCCATTTGTTATAATTTTAGCCAAACCACCCCTACTTGCAACCAAACATTCTCGACCACCTAACGCTGCAACATTGAATGTTGTTTCATTACCTACTGCCGTATAATATGCAATTGCTGGTGATGTGTAACCTGATGATGAATTTACGTATCTTGGATTTGCACTTACGTAATTATCACCTAAATAAATGGGACAACTGTACGCTTTTTCTTCAGGGAATATTACATCGAATCCACTTCCAGTATTAATATATTCATAAAACAAAGTATAGTTTTCTTGCAGATACTTAATCAATCTTGTTTTGTAAAATTCAGCCATTGAAGTATATTTTGCTTCAATCAATTCTAAATCTGAACGTGATGGTGCAGAAGATTCTTCTGATGTTTTTTGCAAGAATCCTTTGCTGAATAATTGAAATCCCATAATCATTGGCAGCATTGACATCGTGTACCATATCAAAGCATCTGTAATATATTGGTTAATCAATAACTGTTCATTGGCAGTTAGATTATTAGCTGTAATTCCATCTTGCAAACGCTGGTATAACTTACTTCCAAGTGCTGGTTGAATATGAATATCAGCAGCTACTTTAATCATTGGAAACAACTGTTTACCATCAATGTTATTAGATGCACCAGTTCTTGATTTAAATGTTTCTTCAGTAAGAAAAAGAATATTTTTGCTCATACTATTTTTTTGTTACAAGATGACTAACCCATTCGTGTCTGCATTGTGTTGAATGTATACCGTTTGGCATTGTCCACCAACCACCACATCTATCAAATACACTATAACCCAAACGCAAAGAAATCTGTTCGATGTCTGAACGTGTCCACATTCTTGTTCTACTTAATGCCAACATTCTTTCGCAAAATGGTCTTGAAGGTTTACCATTATCAGCAACACGCCATTCATATGAATAAGCAATAAATACTCTTGTAGTTTTTGCATTCTTACCACCTAATTCAGATACTGGTTTTACAACTTCATATTTTGGTGCTGCATTGATTTTAGAAGGTATTATATTTATTACTTTTGTTTCAGATAGTTTTTTAATAATATCATTAACAACAGTAACTGCCAACTTTAAAGATTTAGCAATAACTTCAGGTGTAATATTCTTATCCTTTGTAATCAAATCAAGAACATTTGCTTCATTCTGATTTAAATCCATTGCAAATTTAGAAACAACAGATTCTGATTTATGAAATTGATAATCATTTCTATCAACACCACATTGTTCAAATTCCAAAACAATCCTTTCTTCTTCTGACATTGAAAATTTCTGAATCTCAAATTCTGTAATTGGTGAATCATCAATACCAAGAAAAACATTTACATCATCATCAGTAAAATTAAATCCATTCTTCAACATCAATGATGCTTGTGATTTATTTAGTTTTCCGTTTGAGAACTGCCTAACAATACGCATTACATTTTGATATTGTCTGCCTGATAGATTCTTGATAGCATCGTTTGATTGCATAGGTGTAACAACAGCAATATCATTAGTAACTGCAACATTACCATCAGAAGTAACTTCTGTTGACTGCAATGGTTCTTTGCCCATCAAAGAACGAATTTCATCTTGCGTTAAATTCGCCACCATTACATTTTCGCTGAATTCAAATTTTAAAGGTTCTACTGGCTGAATAGTTAATTCGCCAACGTGACCTGATAGATTCCAAAACTTCGTAAAAATCTCATTATAAAGCAATTGCCTTTCTTGGCAATAAACATTGTTAAAAATCTCATACGCATCCCTGATTTCATTTCTTGCACCAAGTTGACCTTCTGTTTTAATTCCAAAAAGTGTAGGTGAAACAATCTGATGCGATGCAAATATTTCTTGTTGAATCAGATTATTTACATTCGTAAAATCTTCTTTAGTTAATGTAGTTGTGGCAAGTGGAATAATTTCAGCAGCATTGTCTTTTGACTTATTAAACATTATCACAACACGCTTTCCTGCATCACCAGTAAACTTCTTTAACAATCCACGTTCAACTTCACCTTTATGTTCTTCATTAATTGGGTCACCATTATTTAAATTGATTAATGTACTGCCAACAAAAGATTGTTTAGCCATTCCCAAAATGTGCCGACTAACTTCAATATCCGATTCGATATAGTTTAACCCTTGAAAGTAAACTGGCAAAGGATAGACTTCAAAGGACGGATTGTATTCCTTATAATAAAATATCTGACTGCCAAAAGGATTATTCAAATTAAATGCATCATATTCACGCATTTTTTCTTTATAATCGTTCCAATCATTTTTTAAATAAAATTTCTGTAAATCTTTTGATGCTCTGACTTTATGAAATTCGATGTGATATATTTCAGAAACTTGCTTTGCACGATTCCAAATAATTTGCAAATAATAACCACGATAAAGTTCATCATCTTTTATGCATCTTCTTAATACACTATTCCAAGTTTCACCAGCAGAATTAATTATTGATTTTTCTTCAAACCCTTTGCCATAAATGTAATTGCATTTGCTCTTAACAATTGCACCGTGTTTTGGTGAATTATTATAAAGACTTAACAAATATTTTGGATAGTCATTGTCTTTGCCATATTCAACATATCCCTTTCCTTTCTTTTCAGTAAAGACTGGCTGTTGAGCTTGGTCAAATTGTAATACGATGTGTTGGTAATTATTAGCCATTTTTGTTACAAATATTATCCATTATATGTTACGAAAGTATTCGATTGCCCATTATATTCATCAGGTTCAAATTCTGTGTTGCTTCTTAAATACATAAATCCTGATTCAAGTAATGGTGTGTTAGGTGTGCCACCTATACTTGCACAGCCATAAATTTTATAATCCCAAAATCCATTGTCTAAAGTAGTGAATTCTGTGTTTACGTTAATACTGAATTTCTGATATCTTTCCGTTGTAGAAATATTTGTTTTCCAAATTTCTTTTACATCTTTTGTTACACGATTTGTAAATATAAATTTAAAAATAGTAATTACCAATTCAGTATTTTCTGAAGGTGTAACGTAAATGTAATTGGTTGTATTTCGTGTAAGTATTATCATAATCTAAAAAACCACCAACTGAATTGGTTGGTGGTTTTCTTTTTTGGATTTTAAAGTTTTATCCAGCAGTTTCTAAAGTAGCTGCTATTGCATCAGGAACTATTAAAAAATCTTCTCTTTCTTGACTTGAAAAAGTTAACATATAACCATTTCTATCCGCTAATGCTGTTCCACTTCCACCTTCTGAATTATCAAGTGTTAAACCGAATTCTTTACCGAACATCTTATATAAACCATCACCTTCTTTAACTACGAAAGTAACACGATTTTTTCCAAGTGTTGTAACGATATTTCTGATTGTTGCGTTACGCTGGTTGATTGGGAAAACAACTTGATGTGTATAGAAGAATGTTCCATTTTCTTGTGATGATGAAATACCATTGCTTGTTGAAGCAGTTCCACGTGGTACTTCAAACTTCCAAAATCTTTTTCCAGTATTTTTTGTTAAAGCAGTAACAACACCTGATGCAGATGTTACACGGCTATTTCCTGAAGCATCATACAATGCAGAATTTTCAATTAAGTAAATAGTTTCAACACCACCTACTGAATCTCTACATTCAATTGCATATCCTGATGTAATTGCACAACTTGGCATATTTATATTTTTAA